ACACAACGACATGGAAGAGAATAACCCTACTTGGAGAAGCAAGGATGTTGTGATGTTATTGGAGAATGCCCCTGAGCCGCCCAACGACCCCCTGACCCTGAAAGAGCTGCGGGAGATGGTCTTGCTTGAATGGCTGTGGATTGAAGTGATTCATCCGACCAAAAGGCAAGTGTTCCACAAAATCGAATCTGCATATTATCAAGTTTTTGAAGATTACACGGACGGAGATGCGCTTTGCTGCGGGTGGCCTGGGTTAATACATGAATTTGAATACGAGGACTATGGAAAGGCCTGGCTGGCCTACCGCCGCAAGCCGGAGGAGGGGACGAAATGAAACCAATCCTATTCAACACCGACATAGTCCGCGCCATTCTGGAGGGCCGAAAGACGGTGACGCGGCGGGTGGTAAAGCTCGCAAACAGCTGTTGGAACCTTGATGGACTCGAACTTGATGTAGCAATGGCAAAAGTAAGAAAGGACGGGACAGAGCACCTCGTTGATATGACAGGACTGTGGGCCGTGTTCGAGGATACGGACGGTCTCATAGAGTATCCGATGATAAAAGCGCCATACTGTCCCGGCGAAATCCTGTATGTGCGGGAGACGTTCCGGATTGATTATCTCTCAAATATTCCTGGCACTGGACACATCCACTACAAAGCAGATGGTAGCTATAGCGATTTCAGTTTTATGCCTGAGCGGTATGAGATGATGCGTCGGGCGCAGTTAAAGCCTGGATGGAGGCCAAATGAGAATATGCCCCGCGAGGCCGCGCGGATTTTCCTGCGAGTGACGGATGTACGAGTGGAAAGGTTGCAGAATATCACGGAGGCAGGAGCAGTTAAAGAAGGTTTTGAAGCTATTCTGTGCAATCACCCAGGCGGCTATCCGTGTACCGATTGCATGAATACTGGCTATCTTGAGCCTGCTATGCTTGGTTTTGTGGATACGTGGAACAGCACCATTAAGCCCTCCGACCGCGCCATCTACGGCTGGGATGCAAATCCCTGGGTGTGGGTCATCCAGTTCGAGCGGTGCGAGAGGCCGAAAGAAGTATGTCCGCACGGCGGAGCTGGTGAAGGAGGAAGACTTACATGATTGACTGGAAGGACTGCATTGTTCCGATCGGCTCCGCAGACCCGGCGCTCCCGCGCCGCAGGCGGCGCGTCCCTCGAAAGTGCTCCACCTGCGCCCGCCGGGATTGCCTCGATCGGAGCTGGCTGATCGACTGGCTGCATTGCGGCAGGTGGGAACCAAAAGAGGAGGATGAAAATGACGGGTCAAAAGCTAGATGCTGAAGCCTTGCGGATGATGGAGGAAATCTCCCTCGCATTGGGGCGCGAGGAGCTGCTGGGGCAGCTGAGCGAGGAGTGCTGCGAGCTGGGCCAGGCCGCGCAGAAGGTCCGCAGGGCGATGAAGGGAACAACGCCGGTGCGCCTGGAGGACGCCCGGGAAAAGCTGACGGAGGAGGTCGGGGACGTGCTGCTGCTGTTGGGTTTTATGGAGAAAAACAGCCTGCTGACCCTGGAAGAGGCCCGGGAGAGCGCCAGGCGGAAGCTTCAGCGGTGGTATGGGAGGGCGTTCGGAGGGGAGTGAGCGATGACAGAGAGAAGCCAAAAGGCGGCGCGGATGTGTCCCGCCTGCGGGGAGGACAGCACGGTCTATCGCAGTAAGGAGCTGTCGGATGGGACCATCCTCCGGGAGCGAAAATGCAATGTCTGCGGAACACGATTTCAAACCGTTGAAAAATTTTCTAGGGTGCTACATATGGCACGACAGCCCTGAGAAATTGTGGTACGCTTTACCGTGTAGGATTCTATCCTGCACGGTAATTTTTTCAGAAAAGGCGGTGGTCCGATGGCACGGCCCAGAAGGTTCAAAACGGCGAAGGCCCTGGCCTCCGCCTGGGAGGAGTACAAGGCGTGGTGCAATGACCAGCGGGTCCTGACCCACGACTTCAGCTCCAAAAATTCGGAGTTTGTCAGCGCCCAGCTCAAGCGCTCCGTCACCTGCACCATTGAGGGCTTCTGCGTGTGGGTGGGAATTGCGCGGTCGAAGTTTTACGAGACTTATGCCGCTGACGAACGATTTAGGGACATCGTCACGCGCATGAGGGAGGAGAGCGAGGTGGACGCCCGGATGAAGTTCGAGCTGGGGGTCATCGACCCGAAGCTCGCGCCCCTCTGGATGTCCCGCCACGGGTACAGCACTAAGACTGAGGCCGTCCCGGACACCGTCCGGGAGGACGACCCCATCACCAGGAGCCTGAAGGAGGCGGAGGATGTTCTCAGAAAAACAGCTGCGGGTGCTCCGCTGGCCGTACCGGGAGCCGGAGAAAAGAGCGCTCATCTGTGACGGCGCGGTGCGCTCCGGCAAGACGTCGGTCATGTCGCTGTCGTTCCTGCTGTGGGCCATGGGGCGGTTTGACGGGTGCGCCTTCGCTATCTGCGGCAAGTCCGTGGGCAGCGCGGAGCGGAATATCATCACCCCGCTGCTGTCGGTGCGGTATTTGCAGGACCATTTCTCCCTGCGCTACAGCCGGGGCGAGCACCTGCTGACCGTCCGCCGGGGGAGCCGGGAGAACCGGTTCTACCTCTTCGGCGGGAAGGACGAGAGCAGCTATACCCTCATCCAGGGCATCACCCTGGCGGGGGTGCTCCTCGACGAGGTGGCCCTCATGCCCCGCTCCTTCGTGGAGCAGGCCCTGGCCCGGTGCTCCGTGGAGGGGGCCCGGCTGTGGTTCAACTGCAACCCGGACGTCCCTACCCACTGGTTCCGGCAGGAGTGGATCCTCAAGCTCCGGGCCAAAAACGCCACCCATCTGCATTTCACCATGGACGACAACCCCGGCCTCAGCGAGGAGACCAGGGCCATGTACCGCAGCCTCTACGCCGGGGTGTTCAAGCGGCGGTACATCGACGGGGAGTGGACGGCGGGGGACGGGCTGATCTACGATATGTTCGACCCCGACGCCAACACCTACGGCGACAGCGCCCGGCCCAAGGGCTTGTCCTACATCGCCGCCCGGCATATTGCCTGCGACTACGGCACGGCCAACCCCACGGTCTTTCTGGACATCTACGACGACGGCGAGACGGTCTGGGTGGACCGGGAGTACCGCTGGGACAGCCGGGACCCAGACGCCACCGGCCTGCGGCAGAAAACCGACGGCGAGTACGCCGATGACATGGAGCGCTTCCTGGGCCCGGATATCCAGTTCCACTGCCCCGTGATTGTGGACCCCTCGGCGGCCAGCTTCATCCAGGAGCTGCGGCGGCGCGGGCTCTATGTCATAGCGGGGGACAACGACGTCATCGACGGCATCCGGCGGGTATCCCAGCTCTTTGCCAGGCGGAGGCTGATGGTCCACCGGGAACGGTGCCGGGGGCTCATCGGCGAGCTCCAGTCCTACGCCTGGGACACCAAGGCCGCCCAGCAGCTGGGCGTGGAGCGGCCAGTGAAGCAGCAGGACCATGGCCCCGACGCCCTGCGCTACTACGTCAACACAGTCCTGCCCAAGTGGCGGTACGGAGAGGAGGGATAGCATGAGCAAGCGGAAAAGAAAGCCGGCCCCGGCTCCGGATCCGGTCCGGACCACCGACGCCTTTTCCAACCCGCTCTTCCGTCTGGGGTACGGCTCCCAGTCCCCTCTGGAGGCCACGGACTACCCCCTCACCAGGATGACCGACAATTACGCTCTGCTCAATTCCCTCTACCGGGACAACTGGGTGGTCCAGAACGTGGTGGGCATCATCCCCGACGACATGACAAAGAAGTGGTTCACCCTGGGCGGCATCGGCCCCGACCACCTGCGGCAGCTGGAGCAGGCCCAGCGGCGCACGGCCCTCCGGGACCGTATCAACACCGGCCTCAAGTGGGGAAGGCTCTACGGCGGGGCGGCGGGGATCCTGCTCATCCGGGGCCAGGAGGGGATGCTGGACCAGCCCCTGGACCTGGAGCTGGTGCTGCCGGGGACCTTCGCCGGCGTGTACATCGTGGACCGCTGGAGCGGCATCACCCCGGACGCGGAGCTGGTGGAGGACCTGGCTGATCCGGACTTCGGTCTCCCGGCCTACTATCAGGTCAACAGCCCCGAGGGCGGTATCGTCGCCCGGGTCCACCATTCCCGGGTCATCCGCTTCACGGGCCGGGAGCTGCCCTATCTGGAGAAGCTGGCGGAGATGTACTGGGGCGAGAGCGAGGTGGAGGCCCTCTATCAGGACGTGGTCAAGCATGACAATGTCTCCGCCAACATGGCGGCGCTGACCTTCCGGGCCAATATCGACACCATGGAGGTCGAGAGCCTGGACCAGCTTTTTTCCGTGTCCTCCGGGGCCATGCAGCGGCGCTTCTGGAACACCATGCAGGCCCAGAGCGTGCTCCGCTCCAACTTCGGGATGCAGCTGGTGAACAAGGGGGACCAGATCCGCAACACCCAGTACACCTTCACCGGCCTCCAGGAGGTCTATGACAGTATGTGCCACGACCTCTCCGGCGCGTCCCGGATCCCCGTGACCAAGCTCTTCGGGCGGTCCCCGGCTGGGATGAACGCCACCGGGGAGAGCGATTTGCGCAACTACTACGACTATGTGGACACTCTCCGGGAGAACGTCCTGCGGCCTCTGCTGGAGCGGGTGCTGCCGGTGCTGTGTATGTCCGCCTGGGGGGCGGTGCCGGAGGACCTGGATATCCAGTTCCCGGCCCTCTGGATGCCGACCCCCAGGGAGCTGGCGGAGATTGCGGAGAAAAAGGCCCTGGCCGTCCGGGACGTTTTCCAGGCGGGGCTGCTGGCTGCGGACACCGCCCAGAGGGAGCTCAAGAAGCTCTCCGACGAAACCGGCCTGTTCGGCAGCATCTCCGACGAGGAGATTGCCGCCAATGCCGGAAAGACGTACCAGGACCTGACAGCCCTGCGTGACCCCCTGGCGGGGCTGGAATATGAGGACCTGGCGCAGTCCGGCGATATCCTGACAGCAGACTACAATCCCCACCACGACCCGTCAAACGGACGCTTTACCAGCGGCGGCGGAAGTAGTACAATGGGCAAGACCAAGTACGCGCCGTCGCCGCAGCGGAGCCATTCCGGGATTCAGCTTAAGCCGAAAACCTATACCCGATTATGCGGGATATTGGGGACAAGATTCCCGGGGACAAAGGCTGGAGAGATCAGAAGAATACAGGATTCCAAGCGTGAATATCTGGTCAAAGCAGACGGATATGGCGGGTTTGAAACAATTAAAATCCAGAAACTGAAGTGAGGAGCCTCGCTATGGAAGAAAAGCTCAGAGCATTTTTAATGCCATACATTGGTCAAGGAGTGCTCAAGAAAGACAAGGTCCTGGAAGAAGATGTAGATAGTCTGGTGCGCTTTGCAGTAAACGATCATGTCGAACAGGAGATCATCGACTACGGCACTGCGCATCCAGAGGTGCCTTTCTGGGACCTGTTCAAGTTGATTCCGCTGCCCACACCGGAGGAATTAGAGACAATGCAGAGGGAGATAGACAACGAACCTGATGACGAGGACTAGCCCATGCCCGCGCTGAACCGTGCCGCAGAAAGCCGGGAGCTTGCGCGGCTGATCCAGGCGTTCCTCCGAGCGGAGACGGATATTGTCAATGAAATCGCCCGCCTGCGCCAACGGGGCCTGGCGGACTACCACGCGGAGGCAGCCCTGGAGCGGGTCCAGGCCATTCTCCGCAAACTGGAGGACGAATCCTGGACCTACGTCCCCCGGATGATTGAGCGGGAGTTCTACGTCCAGCACCCGGAGGCCCGGAAGCCCCTGGACATCCCGGAGACGGCGGAGAAGCACGCTTCCGGCTACGCCAACGCCGCCGCCCTCACCGGGGAGCAGACGGACATCGTCCAGCGGCTTACCATGAACCTCATGGGCGAGATTGACGCCGCTGCGGCCACCGTGACGGCCACCCTGCAAAACGCCCTGATAGGCCGCGTCGAGCCGGATATCTTCCGTCGTGTGGGGCTGGAGCAGGTGATTGCCATGCAGACCACGGGCCGGGGCGCTTACAAGGAGCTTCCCAAGTTCGTCGAAGCCCTTCGGCGGGAGGGAATCACCGCGTTTATCGACAAGGCGGGGCGGCACTGGAGCCTGCACACCTACGGCAGCATGGTCCTGCGGACCACCACCCGGCAGGCGGAGGTGCTGTCGGTCCTCACCCGGGACCCGGAGCATGACCTGTACAAGATAAGCTCCCACAACACCACCTGCAAGCTCTGCGCACCCCTGGAGGGCCGGGTCTACTCCAGAAGCGGCACGGACCCGGACTTCCCGCCCCTGGCGGCAGCGTTCGGGAAGGTGGACCCGGCGGGGCCCGACACGCTGGCCAACTCCTGGCTGAACATCCACCCGAACTGCCTGCACGTCCTCATCGCCTGGACCCCTGCGGGGCGGAGCGAGGAGGAGCTGAAGAAAATCAAGGAGTTCTCCAGCTTTAAGACCAACCCGCCCGACCGGGACCCCAGGACGGAGAAGCAGATCGAGGCCTACCGCCTGAAGGAGCGGGGCCGGGCCAAGTGGCTGGCGGATTACCGGCAGTTCGAGCGGTACCGCCTGACCATCCCCGACGATACGCCCAGGACCTTCGCCGCGTTTCAGCGGCACAAGCAGGCGGATGATGAGAAGTACAAGCGCTGGGAGAAGGAGTACCGAAAAAGAAACCTGGCTCTGGAAAAATTGCGTCTTGAAAGTTTACCGCCCGCAGCGTATACTCAAGACAGGACGGCGGCTGTACGCGCGCTGATTCGTTCGGACCAGATAGAAAAGCGCCTGAATATCGGGCATCAAAACAAACATATTCGGGAATCCGGGATGTATGTTCCCGGAAGGAGCTATCTGTATGGCGGCAAAGACATGGCGCAGAGACTTGTCGATAGATATCACGGCACAGGAGAGCCGATTTTTACCAGAGCAGGGGATTGGGCAAAAAAGGAAGTCGTCTCGCAGGACAGCGTGATCGGTGTCAATATTGATGTACAGACAGGCGAGGAGACAGAGACAACGCGCTTCACAATACACTACGGGAAAAATGGCACACATATTGTACCGGCGAAGGAGAGGGGACAGAATGATGGATTACGCTGAGTTTTACCGCAGGAACGGAGGAAAAAGAGTGCGTGTGGAGATGACGGATGGGGAAACCTTTACGGGGGAGCTGTTTGCCTATCTCTCTGCGTCGGATAATGACCCGGACCCGGAAAGCATTGTGGTTGACCGGACAGAGTTGTTTACCAACGAAATCGGGAAAATCGAGACGCTGCCATGACAGAAAAAGTAATTCATGCCATTGAAACGCTCCTGGAGCGGGGAGAGCGGGTGGAGCTGTGGAAGGGCGCG